ATTTAACCACATCTATATATCCATTTTCAGATGCCCAACGAAGCGAATAATCATTATTAGCATGAACATTAGCTCCATGTTCAATAAGATATTTAACAACTTCTAAATGACCATTGGAAGATGCCCAACGAAGCGAATAATCATTATCAGCATGAACATTAGCTCCATGTGATATAAGACATTTAACCACATCTATATATCCATTTTCAGATGCCCAACGAAGCGAATAATCATTTTTAACATCGACTCCGTTCTTAATAAGACATTCAACAACATCTAAATGATCATTTTCACATGCCAATTGAAATACACCATTAGTATGAATATTTACTCCATGTTTAATAAGACATTCAACTACAGCTAAATGGCCATTATGGGATGCTCTACAAATTGATAAGTTGTTACCAGCATGAACATTAGCTCCTAAACTTATAAAAGCTTCGACTAATTCCACATTACCATCTGTTGCTAATTTGATAAAAAGTTCATCATCATTCTGACGAAGATTAATATATTTAGAAAGAACAGTCAAAGTATTAATAAGATCCATTATTTATTGATTGATATAGTTAAATATTCACTATTATTTAATTAAATATTCAATTATACTTTATTAATAAAATAATTATTTATTTTCCCAAGGTTTGAAAGTTGGATCGGTCATAATTTTCTTAATTAATGCCTTATCATTATATTTTTTTGCAATTTTCAGATAATCTTCTTTCGTTAATGGAAATAGTTCTTCTCTCTGCATTTTAAATTAATATATAGAATATTAAATAATTCAATTAGCACCGATTATTGGCAGGTCCAAGTCTATTGGTGAAAACCAATTAGGATATTCTTTCCATTGATGAGATATTGAAAGCGATTGGAAGTGATAATTTGTTCATATAATAACAGAGGGAAGATAACAACCAATTGCTACTTACTCTCAAACATGAATGGATAGTTGAACCGTCTTTAACAATATCTAATCTTTTTCCAATTGTTAATCCTTGCTCTGTTGTTTTACTAGTTGTGTATTGGCCATCAACATAATTCATTAATGGAAGATCTAATAATTCTTTACATAGCGGTATATTATCCATATACGCCAACCAATCCGTTACTAATAGATCGATTTTTATTTGATCGTTAACAGGATATTCTTTGAGTGTGAATGATTTAGTTCGATCGAATATATCACTTGGATGAAGGGTCCATTCAGTTCGGATTACCATGCATAATGCCATAATAGCCCATAATTGATTCTGAATATTTATTTTATTTGATGATGGTAATTTATGGTACCATATAATGAATTTGTGTGTATAAGAATTAGACTGTGTTATTTCCTCTTCTATAACTAATAATAATTCATATAATAATCTATAATATCTTTTACTAACTATTTTCAATTTATATATAGAATATTTAGATAACATAATATTACTATCACTTGGGTCCTTGAACTCTCTTACACTTTCGAAATAATCATATAACTCCGCCCATGTATAAATAGTCCATCCATCTTTATCACTTCCATACGAGATTACATTATCGTTAGATAATTTAGAAACATCTTCTCTATAAATTGGTGTTATTGAATTTAATGACGAATATGGAAATCCAGCCATATATGTATATTTCGAATAAACTTCAGACATATATTGTTCGTTAGTCATTGCTTGTGTTTCTGTAGACATATTCTTTCCATCCATAATACATAGTAATTGAATAGATTCTTGGGGATAAATATCTATAGGAAATATAGGATTAAATATATATGATAAATTGATACAATTAGGATGTTTTTGTACCCATTCTTGTAATTTTTTATCTACAGGATTTGTATAGTTGATTTTACCCCAAATTGAGCTCCTATTTTTTCCTACATGATCTTGGATACTTAAACATAATGTTGTATATTCTTGAGTAGGATCGCTAGATTTACTTATATCAACCCCAAAATGCATAGCACTGAATAATATACATTCCATTGATGATGTTGGAGTTATTTTTTCGATACTAAATAGATGTCTTTCAAATTTGGAATGATATAATTTTTTTAATAAAGATAAATCAATATTAGTTGTTGTACTATTATTATTATTTGATAAAAAATTCCATACATTCATCCAAGATGAGGGATTGTTATATATTAGAGCTAATAAAGCCTTCTCCATTCCTGATGTAATTCCTTTCGAAGACCATTGATACATCTTAATTATAGATAAAAATTCATCATTTGTTGAATTAACAGGAATATAAATATTTTTATGATAACAATATGAATAAATCATAGTTAATGGGAATATGGGATCGTTAGATATCATCGATTGATACGTTGGCCATCCTAATGTAAATGATGGGTACTTTTCAACAAGTTCGATTAATTTTGTCGATGATTGTAATGTTTCGTATAAAATAGACCATACTTTTTCGAGTTCTTTTTTCTTCCACGATGTAGTAGGATTAATAAATTGTATTTTTTTAATATTATCTGTTAATTGAACATTCGCTAATTCTTTGTTTTTTTCAATAATAACATAATGAATTGGTTGTTTTAATTCTTGTATTGATTTATATCCTAATGTCTGAATCCATTCATTTAATACTATTATTGGTACTTTTCCAGATTTTAATAATGATAGGGGTATCCACATAAATCGATCCATGCATCTTTCTTTAAATTTATTATCTGTGTTATTTTAAAAGTATGGACCATTTACCGCCAACATCTTATATTAAAACGCCTTACTTTAGATTATTGGGTCAATCTCCGTCATTGACACAGCCAGTGACTGAAGATCCAGATACTAATATGGATCCTTATTATTTATTTTGTGTTAAAACAAAATTTCAATATGTCCTACCAAATACATATTTAGTTTATAGAACAATTGAACTTGAAGATAGAATGCAATTAGTGTTGGCAATAACTAATGCAACTAACCCTGTAACATTGACTGAAGAGACTCATAAAATGTATACCTCATATTTCAATGAACTATTGAATTATAATCAAAATGAATGTTTAGTATTTGAAGCAACTGAGGCATTTTCATTTATCCCCATTTGGTATCAAGAATGGATGGTGCCTGTTATTGATGTTCCCAGTGGATATAAATTGAGACTAGGAACAAATCCAGTAACTGGGAGGCAAGGGATATATGCTGATTTTCGTGCTATAACTAGCGATGATGATTATTTCCATGATTACATTTACTGCTTTAATTTTATAACTACATCATTACAGAATGAGATTGTGAGTATGTATAAAAATGGATACATTCAATGCACTGAAGAAATAGCTAATAAATACGAATTAACAATGATTAAACAAATAGATGAACAACATTGGCTGGCATGCGTTGATTGGGATTATGTTGATATAGTGAAAGATAATAGGATTGTAGAATTTTTATTGGATAAAATTGAGAATTAAATAATATAATAATATTATATTTAATAAAAAATGGATTCATTAGATAATATCGTTAATGGGATATTTGACGCATTAATTAAAAACGATAAAAAAGTGTTGAAAGACCTATCAGACAAACTGAGCGCATATATGGAATTTCCTAGATCCGATGGAAAATTAACTAGAAGTTATGCATTCAATTCAGATATCTACGACCATGTAGAAAAGATATCCAATTTATTGGATGAATATAATAAAAATAAAAAATGCAACTTAATAGAGACATTACATCATTACAAACACGCTGGAAAATATCACACATATACATTATTGGGCTCTATAAAATATTCAATGTTGATAGATATGATACAATCCGCGTTGAAATAATTGAATAATTAATTATATATTTATATATAATTAACTAACAAGATGGTTTATATTAAAATTCTTACTGACGATTTAAATCATAATGATTATACATGGAAAATTGGACGTAATGATATTAACGAGCCATTTAATTCGAAATATGAATGTACTTCTGGAGGGTTGTATATTTGCGATATAAAATATTTCTTTGAATGGATGTTTTTGCGTCCAAATATGTCGTGGGTTGCATATGCAACGATTCCTGATGATGCTAAAAAAGTTATTATGGATAAGAAAGTAAAAACTAATTCTGTTATTTTACATGAACCATTGATTCCATTAGTAGAATTTGTTCAAATTGCTATACAAAATGGCGCAGATATTAATGCATATAATGGCGATGCTATTAATAGATCATTATACCGAGTAAATCTACTTGAATGTTTTATAAAGAATGGTGCAGATACAAAAGGAAGAGAACGTGATATGTATAGTTCTGCATGCATGTATGGAAATTTAAATATATTAAAATATGTTATCAAGAATGTGGCTAATATTTCTTCTCTCGATGGTTTCGAGTATTGGTTTTTTTCAGCTGTTGAAAGGGGATATTTAGATATTGTGAAATATCTTATACCACATGGTATTACGGATGATGCATGCATCAAAGCATTTCATTTGGCATCTGAATATGGTCATCCGCATATTGTTAAATATCTTATATCTCGTGATGGTAGTAATATTAACATTGATGAAGCTTTTTGTGTAGCATCACAATTTGGATTTTTTGATATTGTTAAATATCTCGTAGAACATGGAGCCAATATCCACATTCGCGATGATTATGCACTTAGTAGAACATCTGAAAAAGGATATACAGACATTGTTGAGTATCTTATTGACAATGGAGCCAATATTCATGCTGGAAACGATAAACCAATTCGCTGGGCATCTGAAAAAGGACATCTAGCTGTTGTTGAATGTCTTATATTACATGGAGCAAATATCCATGCAGAGAATAATTATGCTATTATTAAAGCATCTGAAATGGGCCATCTAGCTGTTGTAGAATGTTTGATTAAATATGGTGCAGCAGCTGTTAATAATGAAGCATTTTATGGAGCATGCAAAAAAGGACGTATATCTGTTGTTGAATGCCTTATAGCTAATCTGCCATTGCGTGCATATAATATTAATGAAGCACTTCGATTAGCTAGTGAACACAATCGTACAAATGTTGTCAATTTATTGATTAAACATGCATCACAACAATAAAATTGAATAATTAATTAAATAATTAACTAATAATTATATAACTGTCTAATAATGCAGTATATTAAAGTTCTTACTAAAGATTTAAATCATCGTGATTTCCAATGGAAATTTGGATTAAATGAAATTGATGTATTTAACGATGAACAAGAATGTACATCAGATGCATTATATGTATGCGAAATTAAAGATTTTTTTGAATGGATTAATTTATATGGAAATATATTATGGGTTGGATATGTAACAATTCCTGAAGATGCTCAAACAGTAAAAATGATGAATAAAATAAAAACTAATAAAGTTATATTACATGAACCATTGATTTCTATATTTGATTTTGTTAGTATAGCTGTTGATAATGGTGCGGATATTCATGCTAAAAATGATTATGCACTTCGTGCGGCATGTAACAATTGTAATCTAGATGTTGTTGAATGTCTTATTAAGAACGGGGCTAATATTCATGCTCGGGATGATTCAGCACTTGGTATGGCATCCAGTAATGGTCATTTAACTGTTGTTGAATATCTCATATCCAATGGAGCCAATGTGCATGCTGGTCTGGCTGTGCCAAGACCCGACAGAGTCGGTGACGATGATTACGCACTTCGCTGGGCATCTAATAATGGCCATCTACCTGTTGTTGAATGTCTTCTGTCACATGGAGCCGATATTCATATTAATGATGATAACCCGCTTCGTTGGGCATCTAACAACGGCCATTTAACTGTTGTTGAACTTCTTATCAGACATGGAGCCAATATCCATGCTCATAATAATTTGGCACTTATATGGGCGTCTCAAATGGGTCATTTAGATATTGTTAAATGTCTAATTAAGAATGGAGCTGATGTACATGTTGAAAATGATAGAGCACTTCTCTGGGCATCTCAAAATGGTAATTCAGACGTTGTTAAATATCTTAGGGCCCATGGAGCCATTGCAACTATTGTGACATAACAATAAAATTGAATAATTAATTATATAAACACTATTAGTAATTATATAACTATCTAATAATGCAATATATTAAAATTCTTAGAAAAGGTTTGAACCATTATGACTACCAATGGAAAATTGGATTGAATGAAATTGACGTATTTAATACTTCTAATGAATGTACAAAAGATGCACTCTATATATGCGAAGTTAAAGATTTTTTTAGATGGATGAATTTATATAGAGATATAGAGTGGGTAGCACATGCTACAATTCCTGAAGATGCTCAAACAATTACAATGGAAGATAAAATAAAAACTAATAAAGTCATACTACATGAACCTTTAATTCCTTTGGTTGATTTTATTGGTATCGCTGTTAATAACGGTGCTGATATTAATGCTAGGAATAATGACGCACTTAGCTGGGCATCTGAACGTGGTAATTTAGAAGTTGTTGAATGTCTTATTAAGAATGGAGCAAATGTTAATCCTACTTCTCTATGCATCTAATAATGGTTGAATTATTAACAAAACATGGCACTATTGATTAATTAATAAAATTGAATTAAATATTATTTACTATTAATAATATTAATACGTGTAGGACCATAATGAGTGATTGGATGTGTGATAATATATGTATTGAGCATAATATGATTTTCTCTATGGTATGTGAATGCGACCATATATATTGCGAACAATGTACAAAGTGTGAATCTGAAGTTTGCAGTATATCCGATTGGAAGAAGCGAGCATTACTAGACATGAAAAAATTTGAGGATAAATTATATAATAAAATCAAAGGATTAAATTGCATATCAGAGATAATCCGTAATCATAATTCGATTATAAAACAAATAGAAGATATAATTGATACTATTTACGTCGATATTAGTCATATTAATAATTTTAACAATATTATAAATGATAGTAATATTCCAATTTCTAATATAATAAAAAGGAAAAAAGTAATATTAAATAAGAATTTTGTTGTCTCAATACCAAGGTTAGGCTCGGATATACCGAGACGTTCGATTAATTTTATTAATATTCTTATTAATCAGGATGTAGATATTCATGCTTGGAATGACAGTGTGCTTCGATGGGCATCTGAGTGGGGGTATATAGATATTGTTGAACATCTTATAAAATATGGTGCCGATATTCATGCTCGGAATGACGGAGCACTTCGACGCGCATCTGAATATGGTCATTTAGCTATAGTTAAATATCTTGTATCACAGGGAGCCTATATTCATGCTGACGATGATTGGCCACTTCGATATGCATCTCAAAATGGTTATTTAGATGTTGTCGAATATCTTATTGAACATGGAGCTGATATTCATGCTAATGATAATGAGGCGCTTATTTGGGCATGTGAGAGTGCTCATTTGGTGGTTGTTGAATGTCTTATCAAACATGGGGCTAATGTTCATGCTAGAAATGATGAAGCGCTCAGACATGCATCTTCATGTCGCTATTTAGATGTTGTTGAATGTCTTATAAAGAATGGAGCCGAAGGGCTACGCCATTCTTGGCGGTGCAGCAAATATACATGCCAATGATGATGAGATATTTATAACAGCATCAATCAATGATCATACAGATATTATTGAATTATTAAAATTGAATTATTGATTATATAACATTATATAATTATACTAATATGTCGTCCATAAATAAAATTGAATTTTTTTTATTTAGAAATAACATATTATATAAGTTTAATGAAGTCTAATAATAAAAATATGCAGCAAAAAAATATGTTATCATCATATATGCAGATGGCAAAGCATAGGCATGATTCTCTAAATACATTTGGTACAACGGTTAGTAAAGTAAATATTCCTAATAGTCCTAGTATTTCTACAATTAATGAAATTATGCGTATCAATAATATTCCAGATAGAGAAAATTCAATCAGATTTTAGATACATCCAATAATTCATTAATAATAACTATCATATAAATAATTTATAATTATTATTTATATTTATTAAAAAATGCGTTCAGTTCAAAAGCGATCACCTAAAAAATCTTATTTCAAACAAAATAGTCGATTATCAACACAACAGAAGAAGTATTGTAGGTGTGTATTGCACGTATCGTCAAACAATTCGCCTTCATGTAATACAAAAAGAAGCTATGGAAGTAAAGGATGTTATAATTCATATGCAGTGTGTACGAAATCCACAAAGAGAAAAGGGTCAGTTAAATGTGGTAGTCAGTATGAATTCAAAAATATCCCAATGAAAGAATTGAAAGCATTCGCTAGTCTTAATAAAATTAACACGAAAGGTATGCTAAAAAGTGAATTAGTCCAATTACTTAATAGAAAACGAAGAAGTGAAAAGAGATCATCAAGAAGAAGATCATAAATATAATATTATATTATATTTATTTATATGTTGATTTATACATTACTACTAGGTGTACTAATAGTACTCGTAGCACTGGTAGTTGTAATTGTAGTTGTATTAGTAGTCGATTGAGGAATATCAATATATTTATTAACTTTAATAATTTGTCGACATATTGGGCATGATGGATTATCTACATTAGTTGCTACCCATTTTTTGAGACATGAATAATGGGAATAATGATGACATTCTAACTCGTAGATTTCATCGCTATCAGTAGTTAATGTAATTAAACAAATTGGACATTCCACTTCTTCAGAGAAAGTTGCAGTGTGATTATCAGGATTATGATGAACTCCTCCATCTACTGAAAATTGTGAGATATTTGTATTATTATTAATGTTATTGTTATTATTGGGAATGTCACGCATACGATAGGAGCATGCAGTTGCAAGGAATAAACAAATTAAAATTCTTATATAATATACACCGAAAATAAACCATAATATATAGTAATATTGAAGTGCAAAATATTGTAAAGAGAATTTCTCTTTATAATGAGATATTTTATCCAATTGAGAACATGAGTATACCAATATCGAAAATATATAGATAAAACTAAGAATAAATAAACGTTCGATATATATCGCGTTTTTGATAGTGAAAATTGTAAATGAAAACATGTATGTCGATCGTTGACTATTATTCAGAAAACGACAAAAACAAATATATCTAATAATATGTTCAATAAATAGAAATAGAGATAAAGATATCATTGAATACACAAGACCTTCTATTTCATTATTATTATAATTATAATCGTCAATCAAATATATCAATATTCCAATATTAAATAGGGATACACCCATATTAAAAAACGACCATAGCGTCGGTATTACTATATCCAACATTATTTATATTAATTAATTATTATATGTTAATTATCAGTATATGCGTTAATAAAAATTTCAATTGATATTTTATGATTGTAGATACAGGACTAAATAGATTAATAATTATAAAATAATTATTAATATCTTATTGTGTTTTCATCAAAACATTGAGTTTATTTTGAATATCAATAAGTTGTTTTTGAAGTTCTTCAATTTCCTTTTTCTTTTCAATATAATCTTCCAGATATTTGACAATATGTGTATTACCATGTTTAGACGCCCAGTCAAGTGCTTGATTATTCTTGGCATGAATATTTGCACCATTATTTACAAGATAGTCAATAACATCTAGATTACCATGCTCACATGCTAAATCATCCTGAGCATGAATATCAGCTGCACCGCCAAGAATGGCGTAGCCCTTCGGCTCCATGAGCCATAAGACATTTAACAACAGGTAGATGTCCATTGCATGATGCATATATAAGTGCTTCGTCATCATCACCGACTCCGTCGGGTCTTGACACAGCCAGATACAACTGCGTTGTATCCGAGCTTGCTCGGATACCAACATGAATATCAGCACCGTGAACTATAAGATATTCAACAACAGCTAAACGACCATTAATAGACGCCCAGCGAAATGCGTAATCATTCAGACCGACTTGTCGGGTCTAGGCGTGGCCAGACCAGCATGAATATTTGCTGCAACGCCAAGATTGGGCGT